AGGGATACGGCCATACTTCGCTCTCGCCGACCTGGTACCACAGCGCAGACGAGGATGCGCACAGATAATTCGTGATCGTCCAGGTGTCCTCGATGTCCTCATCCGCGAAGCTCTCGATGTCACAGAGCGGATCGACGCGGGCGATGACCTGCCGTTTCCGTGCGCCGGCAGGGCCTGGCCGGTCGATGAGGTAGGCCAGGTGCAACTCGCAGTCATCGGGTGCGGTGACAATCCTGACAATCTGCGGATCAAGGATGACGATGCGCGGATAGGGCGCGCCACGCCTGGCCGGGATGAGTTTGAGGAAGGCCTCGCCGCAGATCGCGCCGTTCATCGCCGTCTTCACCAGCATCGTCATTTTGTCGTCATCGTCGCCGAGGATGCCATCGACGGCGTCTTGCGCCTCGTCGTCTTCTGGCGCGACCTTGATGGCCTGACCGAACAAGAATGACGTGCCTTTATCGACAATCGGCGCACATCGATTGGCTTTGACGTTGTCGTTTGGCTGATCTTTCTCGACTTTGAGTGCATCTTGCAATTCGCCGCCGTAGGCTTTCCAGGCCTCGCGCATGCGGCGACGACGCTCATAGTCGGCAGTGGTTTCCGGCGACCAGGCCAGGGGCTGCGCGGATGGTGCTGCGTAGGCGTTGGGTGCGATCATCGTGTTACCTCCACACGCTGCGATGATAGGTGACATCTTGCTCAGCTTCGAAATGCATCGTGGCATAGCGCGCCGCGTCGATGCCGTGGTCGTACTCTTTGATGGGCTCCTCGCGATCCGGAGCCCAGACGTAGCTTTCAAATTCGTCTTCGAGGCACAATGGCCGCTTCCTGCGCTCTAGCTCCGGATCGCGCTCAATGAGCGAGCCTTGCATGATGAGGAATCGTGGTTTGCCATCGCCTGACGGGCGCAGCCTGGCCGCAAAGGCTTGAATGCCTTCTTTGACCGCTTTGTTGGCGGGCGTCGTATAGAGTCGCAAATGCTTCTCAAGGGTTGCGCGGCCCTCGGCGTCATGATCGCAGATGAGCGCACGAGGCAAGGGATCGGCGTGCTCATCCGGGCTCGCTTTGTACCGCGCGTGCTCTCTGGGTAGCAGGTGATACCAGCCAGAGGCGGCGGCGATATCGCGGGCATGATCCTCGACCAGGCGCTGCGTGCGATAAATCTGCCGATAGACGATGAGCCTGCCGTCAGGATCTTGGGCGAGCCACAGGCATGCAAAGGGATTATTGAAGCCGAAGTCGATGGCGAGGTAGCGCGGCCACGCTTTGGGGATCTCAAAGCGTGGGATGAGGTTACGCGCCCGATCCCAGGAAGCTTCGAAGACGGTGCCTTCAGCGGCTGCCCAGATGCCAAGCCGTAGCCGGGAATAGCGCACGCCGCTCAGCTTTTCTAAGATACCGAAGATATACCGTCGGCCCTCGTCGGTCCAACTTTGCGTTTTGGCATCGAAGTAGCGCGGATTATCCTCGTGCCGGCTTGGAAGCCTGGTCGTCTTGCCGCTGTTCATGCGTTGGTTGAGCCAGTGATGTGGTGGGCCGGGGTTCACGTCCATGATGAGCTGAGGATAGGGGCAGACGCCGTAGCGCAGCCGCGAGAGCACGAACTCCGCGTCCTCCTCGCTGCATTCGGTGGCCTCATTGATGAATGCGCCGTCGTAGTCTTTCGACTTGACTTTCTCAGGCTTATCCAGGCCTGCCACGATGAGCGCAGAGCCGTTGGGATAGCGAAACGCGGCAGGCTCGAACTTGCTGCCGCCAAAGTGCCGCACGCCTTCGCGGGGATCGAGCATGGTGCGGTAGGTTTGCACTGCCGCGCCGGCGAGGTCGGTCGAGTACTTGCGCGCAAGCAGCCAGCGCGCGCCAGGGTACTTCGTGAGGAGCATGTGAATCTTGAAGAGCGCGCCAACGGTCTTGCCGGTGCCCGCCGGGCCATCGAGACAGACCTCGAAATCGCGGCATGCGCCAAGTGCCAGCGCCGCACCGCGCAGCTCAGGGGCGGCAATGCGGATCTCCTCGCGGTCCATGACGGCGCTGCTCATCGTGGCACGCTCCTCGCTTCTCTGAGCGGCAGCCAACACTCGCAGCAGACCGTCGAGCGTGCGACGTCAGCCGGTGCCAAACGTCGCACGTCAGCGGTGGCATCGACATGCCAGCACGCCTCATGGTAGTAGTAGAACGCCGACGCTTTGCATGGCTTGCCGCGTCTGGTGACGCAGATGATCGGGTTCATGGCTCTGCTTCCTGCGCTTTGACGCGGTCGATGTAGGCTTGCGTCTCTTCGTCAGCCGCGCTCACCTCAAGGATCGCAAAGGCATCCTTACCTCTCGTCCAGAGCGTTGTCATCCATTGCTCGACGCGACTGCTGTTGAATGCCTGGAAGCTCACCGCCTCGACTTTGAAGAGCGCATCGCCTATCGGTGCCAGGCTGCCATCGCTCATCCTGTGAAAGCCTGGCACAAGGCAGAGACCAACGGTGTCGCCAGGGCGAGGTAGCACGCTGAATTCAGCCTCGCCAAGTGGCGTGTCATTGTGTTCGAACTGGACGTGCATGCTTCCCTGCTCTCATAGTCACTCGCTGATTATTCAATGATTGAGTAGACGCACAAAAAAATTTAGGATGTCCCTTGCTCATCCTGCGCAAGCTATGTAGATCGCTACTCATTGCGTGCAATCGCTGCGTTCGCGAACATGATCGCCGTCTCAAGCTGCGTCAAGGCGAGGCTCTGCTCACGCGAGGCCGGCGTCAGCTCGACGATTAGCAACGCGAGCTCTTTGGCTTTCTCGCGAAGTGCCGTGTATCGCTCAGGTTGCCCTGGCTGCGGCGCGTGATAGGTGAAATCGTTTTCAATCCTGGCTCGCACCGCCTGCTTCGGATCGGTTGGCGTCTCTGCCCTGGTGTCGGGGGCCATGTGGTTCTTCGCCTTTCCTTATGATGATTGTCCTCTTTGTGTTTCCGTGTTTTCAGCAAGCCCGAAGTAGCCGATGGGCACTTCGCGAATGACGACGCAGTTCGCCGCCACCTCACTGCTCTCTTTCTCTTTGTTGAGTCCCATGAGCTTACTGCGACGGTCAGAGATCGCAAGCAGGCGATCAACGGCAAAGAGCCGAGCTTTGTTTTTCTCGTCGTCAGCGAGCGTGAAGCAAATCGATTGTAGGCGATCAAGCATGAGCATCTCTTCGCGGCGCAGCTCATCCACGTTTTCGATTGATATGCGCTGTAATTCTCGCTGGATGGCTTTGTGCGCAGCGCCCGCTGAGCCATAGCCGCAGCGGGCCGCGATCTCGGCATAGGGCAGCTTTGCCATGCGCAGCTTGATCGCGTGCTGCACGCGCTGTGCAGCGTTGACATCGCGCTTTACCTCGTTGACCATGCGCCGCATTCGCTTCATTCCTGGAAACCCAAAGAGGACAAATGTTTCAATGTGTTGCCTGTAGTATACGCTGAAGTCACAGAGAAGACAAGGCGAACGCTGTTGTTATATACTGAATCGTGCAACTGGCCTCGTTCGCTCGTCAAAGCCTCGATACTTCTGCTTGACCGGCGCGGTATCGAGGCTTTCCCCCGCTCTCTCAGTGTAATGCCCCGCAAATGCCTGGTAAATGTCCTTTCTTTTGCGGCCTCGATGTCCTACAATGGAACGCATTGCAGCATTGGTACCTGCTGTAAATATAGAAAGGGATGTTTTTCATGAAAAACCGTGTTTTCGCGACTCTCTTCGCCCTCGTGACGCTCAGCGCCTGCCTCGCCGCCTGTGGTGGCACCGACACCACGACCACCACGCAACTCCCACCGACCCCGACGCCTTCGCCGACCCCCGCGCCGCATATCGACGGCTGGCTCAACGTCAGACCTGATGGCAGTGTGCGCTATCTCAGTTGGACATCGTCCGGCGGCGTCATCACCGGCTTCTTCGCCGCTGCCATCCTCGACCAGGGCAAGCCGTCGATCACCAACGGCATTTTGAGCGGCTCGCAGAATGGCAACCAGGTCACATTGATTCAGCACATTGGCCTGGAAACTGCGACGGCAACCGGTACGATCAATGGCACGACGCTCACCTTGCAGACGCCGCAGCCCGATGGCAGCGTTGCGACTGCTGTCTACCAGGGCGTGACGAAGGACAAGTATGACCAGGCGTTGGCAGCGTTCAAGGCCGCGCATCCGGGGCCTGTCGCGACGCCATAGGAGGACGTTGATGGATATTCAAGGATTAGTCGAAGTCGCCAAAGAGACGATGCTCACACAGGGCAGCGTCATACCGATGGCGCACATCGATTTTCCTGACAACACCTGCATTGTCCTGGTGCTCGAAGTGCTCGCCGACACGCAGGGCATTCTCGCGCAAGCAAGCTGCCTCGCGCGCATCGCCTGGGAACGCTGCAAAGAGCATCCAGGTCAGCCGCAGTCCATTGGCATCTACGCTGAAGCATGGCGCATCAAAGATGCACAGACATTCGACGAGCAAATGCGACCATCGACGAGCGCAAAACGCGAGGAGATTCTCAGCATCGATTACTGGCAAGCCGATGCCACGCCGCAGTATCAGTGCGTCATCATACTGGTGCTACGTGACCATAAACAGCGTGTCGTCGGCTTTGGACCCGAGGAGCGCAATGAGAATCGCCCCTCGATCCAGATCGCCGCGCTGGTGAAAGGCGCGCACGATGCGCAGCGACCAGACGAAGAGGTTTTGGGAGAAATGCGGCAAGAGCTGGATGCAAAGCTTGCCACGCTTTCACCGGCACAGCGCGCTGAACTCAGGGAGTTCTTAGAGAAGGAGCTGTTTCGATGAGCGAGCCAAAAGAGACTTTGACCGCCGAAGATATGGATCGCGTCTTCATCCGTGCGCAAAACGACGAACAGCGATGGATCACCGTGAGCGTGAAGGACGCATCAGACGCACAGTTTGTCGCGTGGGCTGCGACGCGCATGGAAATCCAGGGCGACGACGGCCCCTGGTCGATGCGTGAGCGCGCTGATTTCTGTAATCAGCTCTGGCAGGCTGGGGCGCTTTCGATTCTCAAGAAAGACACAGAATTCGAGGAGGATGCGCCGTGAGCGAAGAATACTTTACCCTGCCAAGCGGCGCCGAAGTGCGCATCACTGGCCTGACACCAGAGCGACTCGCCAAGCTCAAGGATATGCTGACAAGCGATATCCACGTTATCCCGGCGACGATCACCGAGCAACTCGTCGCGCTCACTGACCAGCGCCGCAGTATGCGCGGCAAAAGCGGCAACGAGCAGGCATTCATCGATAGCGAGGCCCGCATCGAGGCGTGCGTGCCAGGCTACAGCCTTGTCTGGAACGCCGATATCCAGGCGTACGGGCTGTTTCCCGATGCACGGTGCAATGGCGGGGTAGCACTGCGCTTCGATGAAGGCAAAAATGAGCAGCTCGCGTCGTTGTTCGTCAGGGCACTCTACATCGAAGGCCAGGAGCACAAGCAATGGTATTTATGGAAGCTCGCTGAGCTGCTGGGCATTGACCTGGCTGATCGGCTGAGCGTGCTTGGCAAGCCGAGCAAAGGGATCGCGCCATGACGGTAACAGTCTCAATGCAAGATCGGTTTAATG